TCTTGCGGTCTGTACCGAAGCGTAAAATCTTCAATGGCTTGCCTAATCTTTTGTGGCGTAGGGTCTGGCATGTTCAAGCACTCTAGAACATAAATCTTTCCATCGGTCCTGTTATAGGTGATAGCCACAAATGCAGCGTTACCCGCCATGGCGGGGTCAAAGCCCACAATAGTGTAACCCTCAACTTGAGGTGGATGTCCCGTAGCACCTGGCTTTAATGGGCCACGCTTACGCATACCATTGATAGAACCTTGCACCAGTTCAGGTGGAAAGATGGAGTCTTCAGTTACATCTTCTTGTTGATAAACAAGCGCCCATGTTGCTGGGGTTACTTCGCTTCTACGCTTGAAAAGCGTTTCGCCATCCCACTTAGGGTATAACCCTTCTTCATCAGGTGGGGTATCTTCATCCCCGTCCCAGGGTGTATCACTTGCAGGCCAGAGGGTTGTCCAGTCTTCTGGCTTATCGCTATAGTCAAGAACTGCTGGCATACCCATGTATGTGAAAGGTGACTTGCCACCAGACCAATGCTTAGGGTCGCGGAGTTCTTTATAAAAATCAGATGGGGCGATACGGGTTCCTACCACCAGTAACTTACCGTTCTTGCCCAGACGGGTAATAACTTCCTTTTGCAGCCAGTTAATCTGCTTTTCATGTTCGTGAGCGTTAGAGGTAGTTATGCAGTCATCTAGGATAATCAGGTCGGCACGTGCGCCGTAAATCTGACCACCCATACCCAGTGCCTGAATCGTTGGGTCTTTTTCACTTGAGTTTCTCGCATCACTCCCAAGGTAGACCGTGTCAACTCGCCAAGTATCTGAGTCCTCTTTCCAGCCCCCTTCTGGTCCAAAAGTTGTTTGTAACTTTAGCCAGCGCGGGTGGGATAATCTCTGCTTGATTGCGTACACGAACTCGCGTGCTTTAACAAGGGTCTTCGAGACCACAATAATGCGGACGTTCGGATTGAGAGCGATGCGATAAGTTGCGTAGTTAACCGTAATGACGGTTGATTTGGCGTGCTCAGGGGGAACGTTTAGAAGTAGGCGGTTCCGATTGCCTGGCTCGTAAATCATATTGGGGTGCAGCCACGAAGGCTCGCGTCCCTCTAATAGGTCAATCCAATCCATATGATGTGGAAAAACCCGCTGGTCCAAAAACATTTCAGAGAACTGAGGAAAGGTAATATCTTCACGGGCTACGCCCATGGCTTTTAATGAACGCTCTTTAGCGTTTTCCTTTGCCTCGACAAGGGCGGTAGCAAAGGCTGGGTCTCTTAGACACCAGATACGAACAGTGTCTGGCTTTTTGCCATTTTGTTCCATAGCCCTATGTACCGACATACCTTCAGATACCAGTGCCAAAACTTTGGCTTTAGCCTCTGCTGCCATAGCGGTACGAGGGTTATTAGTCTTCTGAAAAGTCACGTAACTGTCCCATCTGCATATAGTACAGACCAGTTAGTAACGGATAGTAGATACAGTCTGTAACGCAAGTTCCTGAAGAACTTGCTTAGGTATTAAAAGAAATAGTCTCTATATAGTATTAACCCGTTCAAACAGCCATTCCGAACGGTTCAAAGGCAAAAATCTTTTTACTTAATTAAAACAGTTAAATAACAGCCTAAATAGCGCACAGGGACTGTACGGGAAAATCTTTATGGGAGATACTGTATATATACTGAAGCAGATTTAAACAGTCTAGGGTCAGAATTATCTGCCCCCAGTACTGACAGAACAGGTATCTATACTGTACAGGGTGATACTGGACTGTAGTCTATCCGCCTCGACCATGTCTCGCCCCAGTTCTGTTTATAATCTAACCGCAGTTGCCTGGCTAATAAATGAAACTCTATAGCCTTGGCAATGGCTGGCAAACCCTCACCCGTGCTACCGAAGCGGAGGGTCGCACCGAAGGCTGTCCGCCCGCGCAAGCGCGGTCTCGCCTGTCGCAATCGAAGGCATAGCCTTATGGTCTATTGCCTTCTCATGCTGACATGCACTCAGCCCTCATCTCTCGCCAGTCTGTCGGCGCGTCAAAGCCGCGCTACGCCATCCTCAGGCTCGTGCTCCTGCGGTGCCTTCATCATACTCCGTCGTCAAATCGTTCCCTGCTCTGCCTATTCAGCAGAGCAAAGCGGTCACGATTGCTCTCAGCGTGGTGAACCACGCATCTGGCCTGTCTGAAGCGCCCGCAAGCGTGCGCCTGCTCGCAGGCTCGCAGTCCAGCCATGCCCCGCATCCAGCGCAATTGCGCTGTCTGAATGACTTAGGAGTATTTCTTGCGGCGTTTCCACAACGGGTGGAGACAAGGAAGAAAGGAAAGTACAATGTCCGATGAACTGACTGTATCCAACCCATGTTACCAGTGCATGATTCAAATGGAACTATGTGTTGACTGCCAAGACCTTAGAGACTCACGGGCGACTGACATCGCCCATGACATAGTAGACGAAGGCAACCTAGTCTACCCAAAGCAGTGGCACAGTATCACCGAACCAAGTGGTCATGAGTGGGTAAGTGCCACTACCAGAGTGGAACCCTACTTCGTATACGCAACCCAAACCTGGGAGGATACCCGTGAAGAGTTCCTAGAACCAATCACTAACCTATCCGATAGGTTCTTTGAGATGGTCGTGGACTTAGGTCCACATGAGATGGTCTGTCAAGACTGTCGAATGGTGTGCAACAAGCATGCCGTATGTCCAAGTTGTAACTAATGCAAGGCAGACCTGCTCTGAACAAGTGCAGGAGCAGGTCTGCACAACAACACTACCAACAGAAAAGGAAACAAAATGAACACAGTCACATTCAAGAACAGCGTTATCAAGAATGTTGTTGACCGCAATGGTTTCTACACAGCAACCATCAACGACTACGAACAACTACCAACAGGGCGCATGATTTGCTCTGACTCCACTCGAGTAGTTATCTTCGACGAGAAGGTAATCGCAGAACTTCGAGCACTCAACTGGCTCGATGACCAAACCGCGTACATCAACGCAGAGGGTATCGGCAACACTCGATGGGACCGTCGCCCAAACATTGACAACAAAGACCGCAAGCCAGGTCTCAAGCAGGTAGTACTAACTGCAGTTACACAAGCATAAAGACAAAGGCAGGTGGGGGCTTCGGCTCTCACCTGCCTTCCCTTTTTTTGGCAGGCCCCGTAACATCAACGGTCGGTAATGAGTTCATCATCTATCCAGAAAGGTAACAAAATGTTATTAGATTCTATGACTATGCTTGCAATACTGATAGCGTTGACTACAAGTATTGTAGTTATTACACTAGCAATTAGACAGAACATGCTGTTAATGAAAGAGAATACAGAACTACGCCGTGCTTTAAGAATAGAAAAGCAGGCGCGTAGTAACTACTACTACATAGATAAAGATGTAGCGAAGGAAGACCTATGGACAACCAAGTAAAGTATGCAATCCATAACTGCCACCAATGTGGCATGGATATTTTAGTAGATGTAAATAGAACCAGCCCACGAAACTACTGCAGCCCATGTGCGTGGGCAAAGTTAGGAGAAACAAACTATGTCGTACACAGTTCATGAAATAGCGGACTTGAATGAGTCCATTGATACAGCAATAGCATCAATCAAGAAAGCAAACGCTATCCTCGAAGAGATGATGGCGACTGGACGAATCTATGTGGAGGAAGAATGACACCAGAAGAAATCGCAAAAGTAAAAACTGCAGCAGCAAAGTATGCTCAACGCTTTTTAGGTCGCAAGTATCACGAAGAATATGTAGAACTATACCAAGCCTATTGCACTAACCGTGGAGTAGAAACTAGAAGTACATCTTCATTAATAGATGAACGACTATTAGTTAAGGAGTAATAATGGGATACGAGCCACCATTGGATGATGACATAGCACTTGGAAAAGATAAAGTATGTGAAGACTGCGGTGAACTCATGATTGACGACACTTGTGGTGAACCAGACAGGATGTGGGGAGATGAATGATGATGCAAGATGTAGCCAATGCGGCACACTATGCGATGTCTGCAACACAGAAGATGATGATGAATGACATATCAATCCTCCCTCTCACACCATTACAGTCCTGGGTCTTCATCATTACAGTTTTCTATATCCTCTACAGATGGGTTGTTAGATGAAAAAACTATTCGCCTTGCTTACAGCATGGTATCTAGTGTTCTGGTCAATGCTGCCAGGGCACACGCCAGTAGCACAAGCACAACCACACACAGAAGCCAAGCCTACGGAGATGAGCGAGTTCCATTGGACTCCCCGTGCTTTGAAACTATATGCCAAACAGTTTATGAAGATGGCATACCCCGAATGGAACTTGTCTGAGCATCGTGCTCTAATGAAACTATGGGGTAAGGAATCAGGTTGGAATCACAAGGCGCAGAACCCTACTAGTTCTGCCTTTGGTGTGCCACAACTATTGAAACTTGACCCCGATACCCCAGCCCCGCTTCAGATTGAGCGGGGGCTGGGCTACATAGTGCACCGTTATGACAAACCATCAGTTGCATGGACGCATTGGAGAGAACATGGCTGGTACTAAAGAGAAACAAATGACAGTAGGAATAGCAGAACTAACAGAGGTAAAAGAGTTAGCCAGAAAACTTTATGATGATGAGTTCGGTCCATTTTATTTACTTGGCTACCTATGGGCAATGCTTACCCAAGAGCAACAACAAGATGTGTTGGAATCCTTCCAGCGCTATACAAAAGAAAAGGAAAACAAATGACAGTAACAATAGAAGAAGTACAAAACTATCTTACTATTCTTACAGATGAGAATGGTAAAGAAGCACCACTGTTAGCGCAGCGTAAACGTTTGACAGATGCAATCTACACACAGATTGATTCAGGCGAAGCGCCAGACTTCGACCACATTGCAGAGATAACAGCAGGTATGTTAAGAGACATTCAGTTGCGTGACTTTATGTTAGGTCTACCATCTGAGCGTCCAGTTGCAGTAGTCAATACATACCTTGCATGCTTTATGGATGTAGTTCCAGGTGAGTTCATTGCACCAGTTGCTAGTGTATTGGCTGCTAACTTGTATTCAATTGAAGATACATCAGCAAAAGATGTGCTATCACAGGCACTACAAAGTAATCCTAGTTATTCACTAGCAAACCTACTTAACAGAGTCTTTACTTCAGGCTGGCCTGCAGGTGCGTTCGTTGCTATGACATACGAACTACACCCAAAGGTTAAAGAAGGAATGGGTATCTAATCATGGGATTGGATATGTATCTCTATGCCCGCAAGGGCATCTCATCTATTGAGTGGGAACCAGAAACACACAATAAAAAAATGAACGCTGACTTCACAATCTTAACCTCCCTTGTTGGGGCAACAGATTGGGTATACAACCCTGAAGACTTAGCCTTTGCATCAGTGTCTATCCAAGTTGGATA